CGCTCTTCTTCACCTCGTAAGGCTTGAAGTCGATACCCGTGAGGAAAGCACGTGTGCGCCCGATGTCGCCAGCCTTCCAATGGGTTTCAGGCTGGAAGTTGATGCGCGTACCGACAATGTTCTTGGCTACGTTGAATTTCTCAACCGAATCAGCAGGCTTGGTTTTCAAGCCAACCTTGAACGAGCCGAAGCCGTCGAGGACTACTCGGTCGCCATTACGCATGTGGCGAGCCATTACGTTGACGAGTTCACGCAGAACTGCATAGACATCCGCCTGCTTTGCAGAGGTGTTTTCCTCAATCTCCTTAGAGATAGACTCGAGGTCGGCAACATCACTGACAACGGCACGTGCATAGAACTTGCCTTTGGTTTTACTCTTTGTGCGAACGTCTTGGTAAATCTTAAATTTTACTGACATAATACATTGATTTTAAGGGTTAATAAATAGATTTATAGAAAGCTATGCTTTGGACGATCAAAAGCAATGCTTTGGATGATCGAAAGCTATGCTTTGGATTTCTGTTCCTGCTGCTGCTCGAGAACCATTTTGAACAGTCGCTCTTTCTCTTGGTACTTTTCGAGGTTCCGCTTGTCAGCCTCTCTTTTCTCTTTACGATCCTTGCGCTTTACGAACGATTTATAACGCTTGATGTTGTCGAGAACATTCTTGTGCTGACGGAGGAACTCAGCTGGATCAGTGCGGAGCAACTTAATGAGCTGGGCTATCTCTGAACGTCCGAAGAGTATCGGGTGTTTGCAGAGGAAATTACCAGTGTCGTTTAATGATTGCAGCTCGGCAAATGCTTGAAGATTGCGGATGCGCAGTTCTGCCATTTCTGCTACGGCTTGTGCGGTTGGCTTTGTCTCCAGCAGTTCGTCGAGCTGCTTCATTTTGCGCCAAGTGTTGATGCGGTCGTTATAGATGACGGTTGCCATCTGTACGTCCGCATCAGTAAGGTTTTCCCAGTCTATTTTCGGGTACTCTTCTTCTTTTTTTTTGGAGCTGCTTTTGCCTTCTCCTTCTTAGAAGAAGCATCGTCCTTATCCTCTGAAGGCGCAGTAGGTTCCTCTGATGATTGCTCTGTAGACTCGTTATCTTCAGAACCCTCTTCAGATGACTCATCGCCACCCTCTCCTTCCGATGGGTTCTCGTCACCTTCACCACTGTTAGCGTCTGGGCTTTCGTCTCCATTGCTGTTGAGTGTTTCAGGATTCTCGTTGCCATCTTCAGAAGAGTTGTTGGTGTTATCATTATCATTATCCTCGTCGGCTGCTTGATTAGCATACTCACGTCGATTACGTACGATTTCGTCATGCTCGCAATGATCAAGAAGGAGGAAGAGTATCTCCTCGTGATTTTTCTCTGGCGAGAGGTCGAAGCGTGTGAAATCAGTAAGATGTGGTGCTTTCTCGTGCAGCAGGGCAAGGTCGGCTTCCACAACAGTTGGGCTTACCAACTTATGGAAGTGCGTTAATTTCTCTTTTGTGCTGTACATATTCTTAATATAAATGGTGAATAAGCCCCCTCCCGTGAAGGGAGGGGAATAAGTTAGGCTTCAGTTCTTGAGACCTCGACAAGTGTTGTGGTGTCAAGAACACGGAAAGTGATTGATGCACCTGTCTTTGCTGTCCAGGTTGCACCCTCTTCCAGTACGAAGGTAGAACCGTCAGCGATGGTGGCTGCCTTATCGGTACCAGCACCAACGAGTGTGATGAATCTACCCTTGTCGCTCTTGCTGAGTCCACTGACTGTAGCGATAGCAGCAGCTGCTGACGTTCCATTTGGAATCGTGTATGTGTTGCTGCCTGCTGTGATAGCGATATCTGTTGCATCTGCATTAACAGCAGTAGCAGCAGTGACTGCTGGATTGCCAGTGTAAATCAGTGGAAGGTCGACAGAGCTGCGCTTGAAGGTAAGGGTCGTATAACGACCATCCTTATCGTCCTTCGTCTCTGTGTTAGAGAGGATGATTGGACGCTCGAGTTCACCAACGATGTACCACTCTTTCTTCTTAATATGCTTATAAAGAGCGATAAACTTACCACCGCTGTACTCCTCAATGAAGTTATAAAGGTTTGCACGAGCTCCGCCCATTACCATTACAAGCTGATTTTCACCTGTGGTAGTGATGTCGCCCTTCTCTGTGGTACCAGTGAAGGTTGGAATGTCGTGTGCCTCGAAGTAATGAGGAATCTCATTCGGTTTCAAAGGAACAGGCGCAACCTCACGATTAGCGTTAGGTTGTGGGAACTCCTTAGTGCGGTCAATCTGGTCGAGCGCAATGAGATAAACGATGTAAGAGATAGCACTACCGTGTGTATCTCTATCAGACACATCGTCGACGTGACCGAGTAATGCCATTGAAGCGAAGGTGACACCTGAACCAGCAGCAGCACCGAGAGAGTGGTCAAGCAAGGCTGCTACGAGCATGAAGATACCAAAAATCGCAAACGTAGCCATGAACATATTTCGTGACTGACGGTTGCTATAATTAAATCCTTTCATAGGATTATACGCACGATAGCGTTTCTGAATATTGGGCTTTTTCATTTCTATTTCTATTAATGATAATTATTGATTTAAGAAAGGAACTGAAGAGGTCAAGCCGTCCCGAGCTTTTAATTCCATCGACTTTCCTCTCAGTTCCTTAGTCATTCATCTATCGTCCACCTGGTACGTTAGGCTGCAACTCCTTGTTGACGGTACGCTTACCACCGACGCAACGCTCCAACTCACGGAACTTGTTGTCGCTACCGAGGATTACCATGATGTAGTCGCCTACAGCTGTAGCGGTGAAGGCAGCCGTGATGCTATCGAACTTACCACTATTGGTAATCTTTGGCAACTTTGTTTTATCACCGCACTCGATGCAGTAAGCTACACCAGCCTTTGCATTCTCGATGTCGGTGATAGTTGTCAGTGTTGTTGTGCTGTCGGTAATCTGCCAGAAGCCGTTATTACCGTCAACCTTATCGGTGATAGTTGCTGCAAAGAGGTTGATGAAGATCTGCTGCCACTCGTAGTTATTCTTATCCATCTCATCCTTAGTTGAGAAGCGACGACCTGTGAATGAAGCAGAAGTTCCCTCTTTCCATGTACTCCAAGCACGGACCTGCTCCATGCTTTCCTGCATCTTCACAGAGAGCATCTCACCTGGTACAAACTCAAGGAACTGAATATTACCTGGTTCGTGAAGCATCATGAATGGAGTCTGACCGAGATAAGGCAACCAAATGATGCGCATCGTAGTGTCTGGTACCACGCTCAATGCACCCATAGGTCCAGCGAAGTCTGTGTCCTTACCATAGGTAGAACGAACGTTCTTAATCCACCATGCCTGATGGTTCTTATTCAAGTAAATGAAGTGGTTGTCGAGGTCCATGTCCTCTGTGATAGAGGCACGAACGTCAGCAATGAACTCTTGAACAGAAGCGAGGAAACTTGCCTGTGTATAGGTGCGGTATGTACCATCATCGTGTGGCTTGATGTCGTACTGATGAACATAACGCAGCAAGGTGTAGAGAACACCAGTAGCAGCATTGAGGTAGCTACCTGCAACACCCTTATCAGGCTTCACGTAGATACCACGCATACGGCGTTTGTTCTGCTCAACCTGTGCAGCACGGAGGGTATTGAGCAACTGATACTCAATCATAGACCACTTGATAGGGTCAGAGCCTTCCTTGTTGAGATAACCGATGTACTTACGCTCGATTTCTTTCATTGGACCCCATTCCATCTTAATCATAGCGTCGTCAACGTAACCATAGTGGTTCTCAATCTTCATACCGCCCTTGAAGACCTCACCAGACTGGTAAGCCTGTGAAACCTCATCGAAGAAGGCGTTGAATACGAGTCCACGGTCTTGGTAGCCATAAGCGACAGGGAAAAATTGAGTAAGGTCACGTACCTGTAGAACACGAGCGATGAGTGCATCCTGACGAAGTACAACGAACTGATCGCCAAGACCAGCATTGTCTACGCCATCGTAGTTAGTAGCGTAAGTACCCTTTGCAAGTGCAGCTGCATCAAGCATCTTGTTCTGCTGAAGGTACTGATAGCGGTGCTTGAGTGAATTAGCATAATTGCGAACCTCCTTATAGAAGGCAGCACCATCTACTTGTTCGTCAACCTCTGGCAGAGCTGCTGCTGCACGTGGGTTAGCTGCAATCTGATTCCAACGATTCTTCATTGAGAAGAAAGGATGTTCAACACCGAAGAGATAATCAGCTGTATTAGCGAAACCATTAACACTTAGAGGAACAGCATTCACTGTTTGCGCAGGAACATCAGGTGCAGGGTTTGAACCCATTGCCTGAATATCAGCACGCATACCCTTAATACCCTCAAGGATACCCTCAAGAGTTGCGTTGCCTTGCTGTGTAGGCTGCTGACCACCATTATCATCAGCTGATGCTGAAGGCTCACCACCATTCAGAACAGACTGAATGGTGTTCAGCATCTTCTGAAACTCATCCGCCTGTTGAGCTGTCTTCTGTGCAGCTTGTTCAGAAGCAATGTCATCAGCAAGCGTACTCTGGTACTTCTTCTGATACTCTGCTACGATTGAGTTGAACTCATCCTGTGACAGACTTTTGTCTTCGAATTTCTGCTTAAATCCAAGGAATTCGATGACACTTGTAAGTTTTTCTTTTAAACTCATAAATAACTAAAAATTAAAATGATACATTTATATGTTGTAAACGGCAGTTTTAAGTTTCTTTGCCTCAGTATATTCACGACCCATCGTAGCAGTTTCAACGATAGCTTCTACCATCGTCTTGCTACCATCTGTCAGACCGAGTTCCACAGCCTGAGGAGTGTAGAAGGTTTCACCACGCAAGACAGGAGTATCGTCAGGAAGGTCAGCAAGTTTACTACGCTGTGAAAGAACCTCTGATAAGAACTGTGCATTCATTGGGTCGAGGATGTCTTTCACAAATTGCTC